GGCACCGCCGCCACACGCCATCGCCATAATGCCGGCCATTAACATCACAGCTGTTGGGGAACGGAAAGGCCTGGTCCGCATAGCAAATCCTCCCACCAGCCTCCTGGGTGGCCTTATTTTACCCCGAATCCCCCATATCAACTCGCTGGCGTCCCAAACTGGATGCTGCTAGTTGAGGGCTGATTGTTTCCCACGTACTCCTACCAGGAGCCGTAGCCTAGAGTCTGCCACAACCCACGACTAAAACCCGTACCTACAGCGAGCCGTGTTCCTGCTCTACCACAGGGATTACCTTGTGGCTCGGCCATCAGGCCTTTGGCTTCAGCCGATTGTGGCTACGACATACTCCATGCCACGGCGCTTGCACCACATCTCGGCAGCTCTTCGCTTGCGCTTCACCTCATCGCTGTCGATCCGGCTAGGGTCCTTAACCTCAATGAGGGCCCTTCGGCCGTCCGTATATTCGACGATGAAATCCGGGACATAGCGTCTCATATGCTTCTGAACGTCCACCCAGGGGATCGAGATGCCGTGACGTTTCATCCACTTCGCTACGACCGGGTCAGCGTCAAGCTTCATCATCATGAGTTCTTCGAGATGACTATCGAATCGCTCAAAGTTATAGGGACTCTTCTTTAGCGGCCAGTCGGTCATGCCGTGCTTACTTATTGGCATACTCGACCATCCCAGCCACCAGTCCGGGAACTGATCGCACCTTCTCCCTCACCTGTGGCAACATCTTCCAGGCGTACCTGAGGCCTTGCTGGTCCGCCAAGCCCAACGAGGCCCCCAGGAACTTGTCCCGAACGTGATGCATTAGGGCACCGTAGACCTCCCCCTTGAACCCAGCGGCATAGCCAGCCTCAACACACATTTCCTCCGCATACTCAAGGACACTGGACTTGATTCCCTCCCGGATGGAGTCGTCGGCTAGCTCTACGGGCGGCCCACCTGGTGCGTCCGGCGCGCTATGAAGCGTCCTCCAGCGGGTGCCTGCCAGTTCCCGCCCCGTAACCGCCTCGATGTCCACTCTCGTGATCTCTATCGCCTCGCCGGTGTACTCTAATGCGGCCAGCACCTCTGCCCAATTCTTCAGCGGCTCGGCAACTTCGATGTCGCTTACCTCGAACTTACCATCGTCGACTAGGCTCTCGATTTCCTTCGGCAATTCGATGATGCGGTCTGGATGTGCGACCTCTTGGCGTGGAGGCGGTGGGGGCAGGTCCTCCGTCTCATCGAACATGTCTTCCGTGGTCACGTTGGTGCGCTTCTTTGCGCCGAATATCTCCCACAACCAGCCATGTTCGAGTTTCGGATGATCAACGACCGCACATATCTGAGGCTCCTCCAAGGCAACTCCCTGCTTTCGCACGCGGCGGAGTCCTCGGCCTATGACCTGTTGTCCGTAGACCTTGCTGCCAAACTTGCGAAGCAGAAGGATGACCCCGACCTCCGGAACGTCCCAGCCCTCCCGCAACATGAGGACACTCACCACGGCCCTGTACGGGTTATTCGTTTTCTGCTCCCTTCCTAGTTCCCTCGCTTTCTTTCGGTCGTCCTCGTCGCTGTCCTCGGTCACCAGCAGCGTCTTGACCTTGAAGATATTACTCAGGGTCTTGGAGGCCTTCTCAGCGTCGGCCTTGCACACGGCTACGACAAATAGGATTGGCTGATAGCGCCTTTTAGCCCTAGTCTCTTGTTCCTGAAGCCGCCTGAGGGCTATCGCCATCTGCTGGCGCATCGGCTCGTCGTCTGTTACCCACTGGGTGGCGCTGATTCCCCTTCGGTCTATCTCCTCCCAGTCAATCTCTTCCACCCGCTTGGTAATTCCGGTTCTGGCATCGGTGTAGGTGAGCTCCACCGTCCTGATGTCCGGCTGGTAGACAACCGGAGACTTGATAAGGCCATCTGCCAAGGCATCGGTGACCCCATACTCGATGACCATGTCACTGTCGGGCGTCTTCCCATCGGCCCGGTCCGGTGTAGCCGTGGTGTCAACACGGAGCAAGACCTTCTTCTCGATCCGCTTCAAAGTCTCCGTGTACTCCTCAGCGGGGGAGTTATGGGCTTCATCGTTGAACAGCACAAAGTCCGGCCCGTTCATCAGAGCCGAAATATTGCTCTGCCCGGTCTTGTTGGAGAGATAGAACTGGTGGATGTTGCCGAGTACCAGGGCAGCCCCCAGGAAGCTGGCCCAGCCACCATCCTTGCCGCTTCCCAAAGTAGTGAGAGTGAAATCTTGCGGCCTCGCATTCGACCAATCAGGTAGCAGGTCTCGGTCTTTGAAGACCTTTCCATTTTGGAAGTCGTCTTCCAGCCGGTCTCGGACGATGAGGTTTGGGCAGAGCAAAAGAAATTTCTGCACCTCGTGGGCGATGCGTAACCAGGCAACTAAGCTGGCAATGATAGCGGTCTTCCCCCCGCCCGTCACAATATTCAACAGCATGCCGTGCTGTCCGATGTTAGCCTTGCCAAGAATCTCGTAGCCGTACACAACCCGAAGGAAGGCCTCCCATTGGTGGGGCCACAGCGTGCCCGCCCGAGGCCTCTGGTCGTCCGTGGGGTCCGTCAGGAAGTCTATGTAGCGGAAAGTGTCCGGCTTCACACCCACATAGCCGTCACGCCGCCAGGCGGCGAAGGTTTCTTCATAGCGGGCAAACTCGTTATACATTTTTCTACTTCACCTCTACGTCTCCCGACCATAAGCCCTCTCCCCCCGCGTCGTCCTGGACCTTGCAGGCTATGCGATGTCTGCCGAAGGCCGGGAAGGTGTAGTCCACCTGGAGGACAGGCTCCTTCTTGGCCGTGCGGACGAAGGAATAGCCCTGCGTGCTGGTGAATCGCTGGCGATAGTCAAAATCCCACTGGACGTTGATGATCTTGGCGCCCACGTTCAGGACAACGCTCTCGCTCACGTCGAACTTGTAGGTCAGGCCACTCAGTTTCTTCCAGCCCACCTCAACTCTGGGAGGCTGGACGAAGGTCAGGAAGGTTCTGTAGTCAGCCTTGTCTGTGGAAAGCGCCTGGACATGTTCCCGGAACCGCGGGGAGTCAACCCGTATTAGGTCCAAGCGAATGAAGTTCAGGTCCGTGGCCTCCTGCTGGCGCAGGCGCTCGGCGGCCTGGACAGCATCGGGGCGGAAGGCCCAGGCCAGCATGATGCCGTCCCTGAGATTGTCCTGTTGGTATCTAATCGTTTGCCGCACAGCGTTGGCGAAGTCGGCCACGTCCTGGGCGGTCACCTGAGAGGTCTGAGCGGCTTGGCCCACCCACACCGGCACCGCGCCTTTGTGACCGTGGATTCCCGGCTGTGATGTGTCCGGCACAGCGCCGAAGGCTCGCAAGACGAACTCTCGAAACTGGCCTGGTGGCGTATCGGCCAGGCGCTTGGCCTCGTAGATACCCCAGTGCTCAACTGTGAAATCAGGCACCGCGAGGGTCTTGGGCTCCAGCGGCATCTGCTCGGCTACCCGTGCTAGTCGGTCGGAAGTGATGGCCACCGCTACCCGGGACTGGTCACACGCAATCCAGCGGCGCTTTAGACGCTGTGCGACTGTAGGTGTTGTTCCTCCTCCACAGAAAAAGTCGGCAACGATCCCATCGGCTGGACTGCTAGCCTCGATAATCCGCGTTAGAAGCCGCTCGGGCTTTTGAGTTGGGTACCCGATCATTTCCTTATCGTTGCGGAATAGACTGCGAAGGTCGGTCCATACATCCCGCATTGTCACAAGACGATACTTCTGTCCTGGCGAACCAGTTTCACACAACTCGCATACGTCGTCTCGCAACACTCCTAATCCTCTGCCGCTATTGGTGTGGGGTTCGGGTAGTGTCCTGGTATAGGACTTCTCCTGCGGTAGGTTGATGTAGTGTCCTCTCTTGTTCTGGCAATTGGGTACTTGACACACCAAGACATCGTGCTTAAACTCTCTCAAGCGTTATCGGGAGTTAAGCATTGCTATGAGAGACCCGGGGAACCCAATTGAAGCGTTGGTTGATTCCATTATCGCTTCGGGTCTGTTGTCCATTGAGGAAAACGTCAGATGGGTTTTCAGAGATGGCACCTTAAAAGCTAGGCTTGAGGTAAAGCATCCTGAATATATGAGCTTCCGTTTAGACATAACCAAGAATCCCCATATCTCTCGTTGCAGTATCCAACTAGTCTTCGATGGGCGACCTGTCAGACGGTTTTGTCAGAAGCAGAAACATGAAAATCCCGCCGATTGCACAGAGAACCCTTCACAGAAATTCATAGGACACCACAAACATAAATGGTCAGACCTCACCGGCGATGAATGTATCTATATTCCCGACGATATTTCTCTGGCGTCGGTAGAGCAAATGTTTTATGATTTCTGTACGGAGTGCGGTATCGTTCTTGACGGTCGCTGGATTGAGCCACCAGAAGTACAATTAGGATTTGGGCTGTTGCCATGACTATCTGCGAACAGACAATCAGACAGTTGCATGACTACCTAGCTGCTGCATTGATTTGTGGCCCCAACGAGGCTAAGTATGAGGTGGTCTCCACTCCCTTCTTTTATCCCGATAGAGATAATGTTGAATTGTTTATGAGCCAGGCGGCTGGTGGCAAGGTGTTACTTTCCGACCTTGGGCAAACAATCGTTAAGCTATCTGAATATGGATTTACTCCATACTCTTCTCCTCGTCGCCGGGCCATGATCTTTCAAATTGTGTCCTCTCTCAATGTACGATACGACAACGGTAGCATCCAAGTCGTAGTTGAACCAGACAACATAGGCGGGCGAGCGTGGGATTTGCTACTTGCAATCCAGCGGCTTTCAGATTTGGTATTTACAGTCCCTGGTTATACTAAGGCGACCTTCCCAGACGAATTTGAGAACTACGTCATCGCTCACAACATTCCATATGAGAGAGGGATACCCATTGAATTGGCCGCAGGGGTACAGCTTCCCATTTCTGGTGAGACCCAAGCACTAGGTCAAATGGCCGCACGGCATAGATTCGTGGCTGATTTTGTGGTTAAAGGACGGAAGGTTGTTGAATTGCTCTCAGCTAGTTCATCTGGCTATGCAAGGGTGCGGGCTGATCGTGTCTACGTCAATTTTGCTGAGATGAAGCTTGCCGGGGATGATCGAGACAAAGTTGCGGTTGTAGACGATACCCAAGATGTATGGGATGGCATCCTCCGACCTCTACGGAATCAGGCAGATCGAATCCTATATTGGACTCACAAGATAGAATTGGAGAAGGCGCTTTTGGCATGATAAAGCGGCGCAAGAAACAAGAGCATGAGGACACGAGAATATCACTAGCACCGCTTACCTTTGAACAAGCGGTAGCGGCGCTAGTTGGTGGGCCTATGCGTAAGGGTTCTCCGGCTGAAGAGTCTTGCAGTACCACAGAAGCCGCCCCTGAGTCTGCCCCATCAAAGCCTCGAACCTCTCGGCGTCGGAAATCTCCCGGTGGTTCCGCCGGAAGTCAAACTCGCTAAGGTAACACGGCAGATAGTCCTCACTGACGTGGTGGAATACTCCGTAGACCCCCCGCTTGAAGATGCTCCAGTAGTTTTCGATATTCTGAGTATGCACATCGCCCCGGACATACTCGATTTCGTGGTCAATGACTTCGTGGGGCAGATAGACCTTTATCTGGCGGTACGACGGATGGCCATCTGTCATTAGGGTAGAGTGCTTCAGGTCAATGTTCTGGAGTAGGATAGGGCGCAGAGTCCCACCCCTGGTATCCTCTACCACGGTAGTCCGAGCCTTTCCGCCTCTTTCCTGCATCCCAAACACGATGGCTTTGTCCTTGCGCCAGTCGGGTTTCACGGAGCGGATGCCCATGTTGATTTCATCCTGCATTTGCTCCCGCCATGCTCTGCCACCCCTGGGGGTCCGACCGCCCACATAGGTTTCGTCCGCTTCAACGGTGCCAGTCAGAGGGGTCAGCATCCCCTTGTCCCTTGCGGCTTCCCGAACACGGTGGGCCATGAACCAGGCGGACTTGTAGGTAATGTCTAGGGAGCGGTGCAGCTGGTGGGCCGAGATGCCTTTCTTTGAGGAACACATGAGGTATATAGCGGCAAACCACTTGTTCAGAGGAATCTTGGAATCCTCAAAGATGGTGCCGATGGTAGCCGTAAACTGGCGCTTGCAGGCCCGGCACTTGTAGAGCGACTGGACGGTGTTCTTGCTCTCACTCTTGCGAGTGATGGTGTACGGCTCTCCCTCGCCGCATTTCGGGCACTTGGGGCCATCCGGCCACCGCATCCGCTCCAAATACTCACGGCACTGCTGGTCAGTCCACTGAAGGACGCTGAGGAACGATACGTTTTCCATACCAATAGCTTAACACAGATATGAGGGTGTGTCAAGTATCCAATTGCCCTTGTTCTTGACATACACAAGAAGGCAATCATGCTTGTGTCCGAACCACCGATTGCTGACGCCGCCTGACGTATATCCCCAGACGATCTCGTTCAGGAAATTCTCATTGCCAAACATCTTGTCCATCTCCACTTTGACGTAATGGCTCGCGTGCCAGTCGAGGTGAACATAGATGCTCCCCGTCTTCTTCAGCAGCCGCTTCATCTCGTAGAGGCGGGCATTAAGCCAGATGAGGTATCCAGGCATTCCGGCTTCCCAGATGTCAGAGAAGGAACGCAACTCGTTCTGGTCGCCGAAAATGACGTTGTATTGCTTGCCAGAGAAGAAAGGCGGGTCGATGTAGATGAGGTCTATACTCTCGGAGGGGAGCTGGCGCATCACATGGAGGTTGTCACCCCAAAAAAGGCGGTTGGGCTGAAGCTCTGGCTGCCCAAAGCTCACCCGCTCTACCACCTGGGTTGGCAGCATCACCTGGGGGTAGAACTTACGAAACCCTCGGCGCCGGTCCCATCCCAATGGTGTGCTCTCAACAGGGATGCTGCCGAAGCGGACTGGTGGCCGCCAAAACTCTTCCTGTTCGGGGAGGGTATCGGCTCGCTCGTCCTCGTCCGTGATCTCCGGGGGAGCAACAAACTCTCCCTTGGCAGGGCCCGCGGAGTCCCTGAGTTCACCAAGTCGCGTGCCGAAGGGCTCGTCGCCGAGGCCAGTCTGCCTGCGTTGCACCATTTCAGCCTCTGTTTTCCAAAGATGGGAAAGTTGTACCGGGTTAGGGGCTTCATGCTCCAAGGAAACGCACCTTATCCACTGTCCTCTCCCTCCGGGACACCGCCTATGTAGCGTTCCTGGACTCTCTATACACGAGTTGGCCATTCCGAGGAGCGTAATCATACCCTACATGAAGCATGAAGCCACGTCCCGAACAGCCCCCGATTTTACCTAACCGCTACTGACCGGACGAGATCATCCAGCCGCCGGCAATCATTGCGCGCGGGGTGCCCATCGGGAGGGCTAGGCATATCATTGAGTTCTCCTGCTCTCCGCAGAAGCGCAGGAATCACCTGATCCGGCTTGACTTCAACCGGAACGACCGTCGCCTTCAGTCCCATGGAAAATCCGAGCTCGTTGACCAAGTGTGGGGTCTGCGCAGTCGAGGCGTCGGTGGCCGGTTCCATGTATATGAGAGCCAGTTGGCTGACGGGCGACAGGGCCAAACGTTCTCCGATGTAGGCATAGCCGTTCAGTTGGGCTTCATAGACTTCAAACAGCGCGCCTTGCCCAGCCGTATACTTGGCGGTTTTGTAGTCCACGATGGTGTGTGAGCCGTCTGCCATCCTAAAAATACCATCAGCTTCGCCTCTCAGAGTGATCCCGGTATCGGCGTCCGCGACTGAGAACTTGCTCCAATGAGGTGCAGGGATGTAAGTCTTGACCTCGCCGAGTTGTCCCAACCACGCTGGAAGGGATTGCTCGCGTTCAAAATAGCTTTCAATAATCAGCTTATTGTACCTGTCGATCGTGCTGAAGATACCGGGGAAGATTTGAAAGGGAAGTTGCTTGACGTGAAGGCGCACCCAGCCACAACGCGGACAGAACTTGTCGGACCCGTACTGGGCCAGGTCCTTTGCCGAGATCGTTAGCGGCATACCTTCCCCTCCCTGTCCACCGTGACCTCCTGTCCAAGACGCCACATATGGAGCGTTGCTCGCCTGGGTCGGCGTACTCTCCCTACCAACTGTCCTCTCCTCTCCAGGACAGTATATAGGGAGCGTCCGTGTGCCCCATATGGAGAGTTGACACTATACGCTGTATATATGACGCTTCATGTAGGTATTAGTAATTGATATACAGTAAACTGTCCATTTATCAATTCAATCAATTACATTGAGATTAACTAATATATAAGCCCACTCTCCACTGGATATGGAGAGTATAGGAGAGTAGAGCATGACGGGCAATGGCATCATGGAGGAGATCAGGACACACCTGTCCACCGGCAAGTCCAGCGGGGAGGTCATCGCCCTGGGCTTCAAGCCCGGCACGGTCTATAAGGTGCTGCGCGGGCTAAACCGCAAGACCCAGGGCAACGCTGCAGTGTCATCTCCAGCCGGCGCCCGACCGTTGCCCACCGGCCTGGACGCACAAGCGCGGTCGGAGTTGGAGGCCGAGAACATCCAACTGCATCAGCAGGTGGAGGACCTGGAAGCCCAGCTCGAATGCGTTGTCGACGCTGACCCTGAACTGGAGGCCGAGGTCCGAACCCTGCGGGAACGGGTCAAGGTTCTGGAACCAGAGGCAGTAGCCGCCGGCCAATTGCGCCTGCGGGTCAGGGAGCTGGAAGGGCAACTTGAACGCGCATCCCTTACCCAAGTAACTATGCGTCAACGCACGGACCAGTGGCGGCAAGAGTTCGCGGCGGAGCAAGCAGCTCGGCAGAAACTAGAGGAGTGGGCCGGCAAGATTTGGCCAGAGCACCAGCGGGTACAGGCGGAGTTGGCCGAGTGGCAGCGGTGGTTACCTAAAGCTCACCAGACGTTTCAAGTGATGGACGCCGAGATTGAAGGCCTCCGGCCGTTACAGGTATGGGCCGGGCACCCCTGTAAGAAATGCCAGATGCCCATGTCCGGCTTAGTTGACCGGGAGACCGCGGCCAAGCTCATGCATGGCTTCGGGCATAAAGCCTGTCTGGAGAAACAAGGCTCTGGCTTAGGGGGTTTGCTCCTGGCTGGTGGCGCACTTGCCGCTCTAGCGCAGTTAGGCAAGAAGTAGGATGTTGACTTGGATCGATCCGCTGAGGGGATGAGGTGGTAAGCCTTCACGCCGGCTGGGCGTGGTCCAGGTGGAGGTAAAACTTGTTCCCCTCGCCGGGGCCTTGCACGATCTCCACCTCATGGACGTAGAGGTTGTGTGACGTCACTCTAAGCGATTTGCCGGTGGTCTTCACCACCAAGCCGCTGGGGGTCCTGAAGGGGAGTCCCGGCGCGACGGATCCCTGCTCAGCGTAAGCCATGCTTCCACCTCCCCCGTAAACTTCTATCTTCAGCCTAAGAACCCTGACGACTTTCCAGCCGGGATTCCCCATATCAATCCTCTGGCGTCCTAAACAGGATGTTGCCACAGGATGGTCGGTAGTTTAACGGCCCTCGCCAGCCCGGTCAAACAGTGCTCGGGGCCACCAAAGCCGGGGCATCCCTCTCGGAAGGTGTGAGACACTGGCATTGCGGCGACCCCAAATCAACGTCGAAATTATAGGGGCTGGCAGATGCGACATAACATCGCCCGTCGTCGGCGGGCACGGGTTCACTGTCGGCCGGCCAAGCGGACTACCAAGGTCGGTTGCAAATTGTGAACACTCGACCCTGGGGTTCAGCCAGCGGGACATGGACTTCATCCAGGGCCTGCGCTGGAGTCTGGAGGAGGTGAGCCGGGCCTACGGGGTGCCCAAGCCGCTGCTGGGCGACTTCGAGCGGGCCACCTTCTCCAACATCAACGCCGCTGAGCGAATCTTCTGGCGCAACACCATGGTGCCCCAAATCCGCTTCCTGGAAGAGCAGCTAACCCGGGCGCTGCTGCCCCGCCTGGACTATGGCGACCTGGTGGTGGAGTTCGACCTGAGCACTGTGGAGGCCCTGCAGGAGGACGAGGCCCACCGGGTGCGCCGGGAGTCCCAGCTCCTGGACCGGGGGGTGCTGACCATTAACGAGGTGCGCCGCAGCCGCAACCTGCCTCCGGTGCCCTGGGGAGACACCTGGGCCAAGGCCCCTTCGGATTCACGCAAGACCGACCCCAAGGCGATCGCCAACTCCGCGTCATCGGGAGCGGCCCTAGGGCCAGGCGCAGTCTTTCAGCCGAAGGACGCAGCAGGGCCGGGGTCTCTGGACGAGCTGCTAACCCTTCAGGACAGTCTGTCGGGCAACGGCCATGCTACGGTAGCTAGAGGGTAGGAATCGGTTTGCCGGATCCCAGGCGCACACCGCGGACACCGCCCGCCAGTGACGCAACTGTGACGTTGGAGCCGTGACTTTAGACCTGGTTGTGAGTCGAATCAGGTAAAACTAGGTAACGCTCCGGTTAAGAACGGTAACAGGCCGGGGCAGGTTGAGGCCGTCCTTGGCTTGACAGCCTCAAGCAACCCAAGGAAAGAGGGTGCAATTAGGGAGGTAGATCATGACGTTACAGCGCTTCCGGCGCAAGGTGCGGGGAGACCAGAACGGTTTTACTCTTCTTGAAATGATCGTAGTGGTGGGGATCGTTTCCTTGTTGGCCGCGGTCATCGTCCCCAACATCGGCAAATTTATCGGCTCCGGCGACCAGGGAGCCAAGGACGCTGAAGCGGATTCGGTGCGGCACGCTATGAACGCCATGATGTCGGAGACGGTCGTCAGCACCGTGGACCCCTGGGCTGCCCCCGAGCAATCCACTAACCTCTGGACCGACAAGCCTACTGACCCAAGCGACGACGCGCTTCCCTTGGGTAAACTTGACCGGCAGTACCTGATGGCTACCAACACCCAGTATTACTACTGTTACAACGACCAGGGCATCATCACCCAGCAGGACAAGGCGCCAAGCCCGTGCCCTGCTCCTTAGCCTTCTTCCCTCCTCAGGAGGCAAGGCCCCGGAAGTGCGCCGGGGCCTTGCCTTTTGGCGATGTTTCCCTCTAGGCATGTAGGTGGCCTCGTGCAATGTATTGACAACCAGCTTGGAGTGTAGTATATGTGTCCAACGTCGTGTGTAATAGGTGTGGATAATTTATGTTTTAGCGCTCACAGAAATCCACTCTATAAACCCGCTTAACCCCGAGAACGCCTCGGTTTGTAGTTTATTGTTTCGTATGGTCTAATTAAGTAGGGTATGTCAAGCGTGCTAGAAGTGAACGTGCTTAAGTGGATATAAGCAATTTTGCACGTAGAAGGATGATGGCACGTGGCATTACCGAAGAAGAGGTACAAGTCTGTCTAGCGAATAACCACCGGGCCTATTCGGTAGGAAAAGATGGAGGTGTGTACACCATGAACCTTCCACGGGGCATGTTGAAGGTTCGTGTGAAAGAGGGGTCAGCGGCATTGGTGGTGGATGCCTTGGTCACCTCTTAAGAAAACAAAAGGAGATGGACCATGCTACGGATCGAGAGCGACCAGAAGGCCGATGCTCTATACATTCATTTCAGCGATAAGCCTGTGAAATCCACGAAGGAAATCACACCGGATATTGCAATGGACTTTGCAGAGGATGGAACCCCTGTGGGGATAGATTTTCAAAGGTTCAGTGAACTTGTTGCGGAGACCGCAGCGTCTAACCGTGGGAAGCGGCTACCCACCTCTCCCGCGGCACCTGCGGGAGTTTCGTTTGAGCTTGTAGGCGCACTATGAAAAGGATATCTCTCCGAGAGAACTAGAGGATTACGAGCCTGGGGTCACCAGAGAAGAAGCTCATGCTACCTGAAGGTGGCCCAGGTTCGCAACCCCAATCCCAAGCGTGGCCGTACT